AAATATGGAGGTAATGCTTTACAAATATTTACATCTAATCCGTCTAATTGTTCTCCAGCTAATTTGGATAAATATATGAAAGAATATGAAGCAATAAAAGATCTGCAATGTAATTTTGTTATACACGGATCATATACAATAAATATAGCATCGTTAGATCCTAAACAAATAAAATTAAATATGAATACAATTACAACTGATCTAATAATTGCAGATAAATATAAGGCTATTGGTGTAATATTACACGTAGGAAAATATGTTAAAAACAACCCGAAGGATTGTATGAAACAAATGAAAGTATTTATGTTAGAAATTATAGGGTTTATTAAAGATAATAATTTAAATACAAAAATAATATTAGAAACTGGTGCAGGTCAAGGAACTGAAATGATCGTAAATATAGACGACTTTAATAATTTTACAAAAGACTTTGATAAAAAGTATTTTGGTATATGTTTTGATACTTGCCACGTATGGTCAGCAGGTTTTGATATTATAGAAGCTTATAATAAATTAAATAAGAATACAATTGTAATACATTTTAACGGATCTAAAACACCAAAAGGATCATTAAAAGATCGCCACGAACAATTATTCTGTGATACAAATACTATACCTATAGATAAACTTACAACATTTGCTAAAAATCTTAAAAATGTTATGATCATATTAGAAACACCAAATGAAGATGAATATTCGAAAGAAATTGACTTTCTAAGGTGCGTTTAAAGCTTCAATGATGAACTAATCCCATAACGAATTGATTATTTTGTCTATGTATATTAACAACATAACCTTTTTTTCTAACATATTTTACCATTTCATCAAGATAACGATCATTTGAAATATTTATAAGATTAGTTAAAATATGATTTCGTGCTTCATAAACAAAATAAATTGTAGGAAATGTATTATAATTTGTATGTAAGAATAAAGCATTTTTCTCGTGATCGTGTAGTATAATAGATAAATTATTATTAATACTTTTTTCTAATTTTTTACCAAAAAAATTAAATTGAAATAATGTAGTTTCTATATTATTATTTTTACGAATACCGATTGGTATATTATCTACCGGATGTAAAATAAAAACAAAATGAAAGTTATTGTTCATAACCTCTACAATTTTAAGATATAATGGCGAACTAAAATTAATAGTATCTTTAAAATAATATTCGTTACTTAATGTTTGTATTTCAATAGCAGTCATATATTTATTGTTTTGCTGTTGGTTAATTTTATCAAAATTATAATTTTTTAAACATTTCAAAATAATATGTTGTGATATATCAAAGATTATATCATTCTCAAGTATATAAATATATTTATAAGCTTTTAATTTATCTTTAAGACAATTAATATTTTGCGAGATTAAAGCAAGGTTATTTTTTAATTTTTGTAAATGATAAAATGATTCAATATTATAAAGTTTATATATCTGTAATAATTTTTTATTCATTTCATTTTATTACATCTTTTAAAAAAAAATGGTATTAGTATTTAACGATTATCCAGAATTTAAACCTGATTTAACACCTTATCAAATGTTTAATGCAGGTATAATCGGTGGTTCATATTTTAGAAATATCACATCACCTAAAACCAATATTACTTACACCACAGAAGATCATAAACAATTCAAGTTTTTAAGTAAAATATCAAAACATAAACTAATAACAAACGATTATGATAAAAATATTAATAAATATAAAGTTAAAGCAGGATCTTCTTATAATGATTGGATTGCTAAAAATTGGATAGATGAAACCACAGCACCTAGAGGTTGGATAGAATGGTATTGTCATTTTTATAATGGTAAAAGAACAGAGGATGATGAAAGGCAAATAAAAAGATGGATGAACTTTGCATCAAAAGAAAGCGGAAGATTTCGAATAAGATATCAAAACTTAATAACAAAAGAAAACAGTAATAAAATAGATTTTCATCCAGTATTACAACAAAATCTATTAGAATGGGGTGTTGATTCACGTAAAATGAAACCTTAATAACATTGACTAAGTATTAGTTCAATACAATTTGTATTAATTTTTAGTGTTTTTTCAGCATATATACAAAAAATAACTAATTTATGATAAATAGCAACAGTATCAATAATATCTTCTATTATTAAAATATCATTATTAATTGATTTAAGAATACAACTAATTAAGTTATTAATCATTATAGTTGTAGGAGTATTTATACAAAACTTAAGATTATTAGCACAATGTAATTCTGTAATAGCTTCAATACATTTTGGTTTACCTTTATTATAAAGACACCAAAAAACATTAACTATCATTTCAGTATTATTATTGATAGGTTTAGAGTTAATTAGTGATAATTTATAAAAATCAAACCAATTAGTTTTAGTAATAAACTCGTCATACAAACAATAATATAATTTAGTAAATATATGTTCAGTATATAATAATTTTTCAGTTATTTCAACAAACATAATGTTATTGTGATGTTTAAAAGAATAATAAAAATCAACTAAAGGTGTTTCTATAATAATAGCACTTATCATTTATTTACTAAGTTTCAATAATCCTGCAATTTTATCGCTATCCAAATTATCCAAATAAAACCATTTTTTAACATTGCCATCCCATTTAGCACCCAATGATTTAGCTTTATCCTTATTAGCAAACGGAATATTAAGATAATGTTCTTTAATCTCTAATTTTTTAAGTTCGTCAATAATACTACTGTCTGTTCCGTCATAATACCATCGTTTAATATCTTTATCCCATTTAGCACCTAATTCTTTTGCTTTATCTTTAGAATCAAATGGAATACTTAACGAAATACGTTTAACAATATCAAAATTACCAATAGCGTTATTAGCTAATCTATCAGCTTGTTCGTTACCATAAGAATGTTCATCATCTAATCCAGTGTGAGCTTTAATATGTTCGTATTTAATATTATTTTGTTCTACGAGTTGGTAAAGTTCTTGAACTAATTCAAAGTTTTTAATTTCAGATTTGTCTTTTTTCTTCAACCAACTATTAAACTTAGTAGCACACTTAATAACATATTCACTATCCGTATATATTATGTATTTATTACCATCATTTGCTACAATCTTAATAGCTCTTATACAAGCCAGTAATTCTGCTACATTATTAGTTTGCTTATAACCACTATCAACTAAAGCACTAACATTACGTTCATCATTATCACCAAAGAACACACCTATTCCTGCTTTTGCGTCCGCATAACCATTTTTAGAACAAGCACCGTCTGTATAAATTGGAATCATTTGTTTTTAATTATAACTAGTTATCATTTTTTTATATTATCTTACAATAAAATGGAAATTATTTATAATATCGTTGTAATATTCTTAGTAATAAATGCTTTATTTTGGTCTTTATTTAGTCATAAACAACATTGTAAGTTAGCTGAAATGTTTGGAATAACAACGTGTCCTCCACATTGGTTACATATTAGCTTTGGAATAGTATTTTTTATACTAGCTATTGTAATACAACAACGCACCTATATATTTGGATAATCCCTTATATGGTATTATAATTATTTATAGTCTATTATAAACCTTATATGGTATTATAATTATTTATAATCTATTATAAACCTTTTATGGTATTATAATTATTTATAGTCTATTATATGGTATTATAATCCATTATAATACCTTATAATACCTTATAATACCTTATAATCCCTTATAATTATTTATAGTCTATTATATGGTATTATAATCCCTTATAATCCCTTATAATCCCTTATAATTATTTATAATCCTTTATAATTCTTTATAATCCCTTATAATTCTTTATAAACCCTTTATAATCCATTATAATCCTTTATAATACCTTATAATCCTTTATAATACTTTATAATCCATTATAATCCCTTATAATCCCTTATAAACCCTTATAATACCTTATAATCCCTTATAATTATTTATAGTCTATTATATGGTATTATAATCCATTATAATTCTTTATAATCCCTTATAATACCTTATAATCCCTTATAATTATTTATAGTCTATTATATGGTATTATAATCCCTTATAATCCCTTATAATACCTTATAATACCTTATAATCCTATTATAATCCCTTATAATCCATTATAATCCTTTATAATCCTTTATAATCCCTTATAATCCCTTATAATCCATTATAATTCTTTATAGTCTATTATAATTCTTTATAATCCTTATAATCCATTATAATCCTTTATAACCTATTATAATCCTTTATAATACATTATAATATCTAATAACCCATAAATTCTATAATAGCAGATGTAGAATCTATAGCACCATTACGCATTTTAAATTGTCCTTTAACTTGTTTAGATCCTTTACTACTAGCAATTATGTTTTTAAGTTCATCAATATAAAACAACCTACGTGAATATATTTCATCATTTCTAATTATTTTATTAGTAATTCTAGATTTAGAATTAACTACAAATACTACGTGTTTTTTCTTCCAAATAAATGTATTTAGTAATGTAAAATTCCTTGGAAAATGAGTGTCAGTTTCTTCTCTATATTCTCGTATCATAGCATCCCAAGGTGTATTATCTGTAGGATCTATAATACCTCCTGGTGGTCCTAAACGACAATCAGTTTCTTCTAATCTACCTCTAACATATGAAGGATTATGTGCTAACATTAAAACTTTTAATTTATTAGTGTCAAAATCAGTTGTAAGAACAAGAACGTGAGCACTAATAACATTAGAATGCTTAGACCAATTAACATTATTTTTAATAAACTCTAAATTATCGCCAGAAAAGAAAGAAACAATTGTTGATTTATACATTGAATGGGATGATGCAATTCGAAAGTCTGATATATATTGATCATTCATTAATATATTTAAATATGATATATATAAATTGTATTGAACAATATTTTGTTTTAATAATTCTTCTGTAAAAGTGGTAGAATATACAAAATTATGACAATTACCCATTCTTAAAACAAAGAAGGGTTCCATATGAATATTATCTTTAATTGCTTGATATAAATAATTCACATCGTGAATTGATAAAAACCCAAATAAAGATTGTAGTTTTCTAAGATCACCGTTATCTAAACTTTGTATGGATAACAACGATGTAATATTTAAAATAAGTAAAATTATTTTATTTGAATCTTCTAAATTATTAATTAAATTAGTATAGATATTAAATAAATAATCGTAATATTTAGGACCCCATAATTTGTTAAGATTATCATATGTATATCCACCATTTATAAATATTGTTTCTAACATAAACCCACCTCCTTTTTTAACACATCCGCCACATTTACAGTTACAATTTTTCATTAGTTTATTTAATACACATATAAAAGGTTAATTAATAACGTATATTAACACTATGGAAATATGTATAGGTATAGATTTAGGAACTACATATAGTTGTGTAGGTGTATTTCAAAATGGTCAAGTTGATATTGTAATAGATCCACATTCTGGTTATCGCACAATGGCATCATATGTTGGATTTACTGATACAGAAAGATTAATTGGAAATATTGCAAAAAACCAATCATCAATGAATCCAAAAAACACTATTTATGATGCAAAACGATTTATAGGTATGAATTTTAGTGATCCAAAGATAAAAGAAATTATACCAAGGTATCCTTTTGTAATTAAAGGTGATTCAAGTGATAAAATTTATTTTGAAGTTGAATATAAGAATGAAACTAAAAAGTTTTATCCTGAAGAAATTAGTGCTATGCTTTTAGCAAAAATGAAAGAAATGGCGGAAGAATATACCGGTAAAAAAGCAACAAAGGTTGTTATAACTATACCCGCACATTTTTCAGATTCTCAACGAAATGCTACAAAAACAGCAGGTAAAATTGCAGGTTTTGAAGAAGTCCTAAGAATTATAAATGAGCCTACTAGTGCAGGATTAGCATATGGTATTGAAAAGAATAATTCATCTCGTGAAATTAATATATTAATAGTAGATGTTGGTGGTGGAACAGCAGATATGTCAATTTTGACAATTGATGGTGGATTATATGAAACAAAAGGAACAGCAGGTGATAAGTTTTTAGGAGGTTCTGATATTGATAATAAAATTGTAGAATATATGGTTACAGAATTTAAACGTAAATTTAAATGTGATCCTACAACTTCCCCAAAATCTATGAAGAGGTTTAAAAATGCTGCTGAAAATGTAAAAAAGAACTTATCAACATCAACAACATCAAGTATAGAAATTGAATCTGCATTTGAAGGTAATGATTTCAATAGTTCTATAACAAAAGCAAAATTTGAACAAATATGTAGTCCTATTTTTGATAAATGTATATCATTGATTAAACAAGTTATGACTGACACTGATACTAAAATAGCTGATATAAATGAAATAGTATTAGTAGGTGGTAGTTCTCGTATACCTAAATTACAAACAATGATTTCAGAATATTTTAATAATAAGCAATTAAATAAATCTATTAATCCAGATGAAGCGGTATGTTATGGTGCTGCAATTCAAGGTGCTATTTTAACAAATACAGGAGGTGAAAAAACGAAAGATCTTCTGTTAGTTGATTGTTGTTCATTAAACTTAGGTATTAAAACAAATGGATCTATTATGACTCCACTAATTGAAAAAAACTCGGCTATTCCTATTAAAAAATCGCAAACATTTAGCACTGCTGAAAATAACCAACCCGCTGTAACAATTGAAGTATTAGAAGGTGTTTCTCCAATTGCAGATAAAAATAGAAAACTAGGATCATTTAATTTAGAAGGAATACCTCCAATGCCAAGAGGACAACCGCAAATTGAAGTAACCTTTTCATTAGATGCAAATTCTATATTAACAGTTTCAGCATTAGAAAAATCGTCAGGTAATACTAAGAATATTGAAATAAAACAAGATGATAATAAATTATCTAAAGAAGAAATAGATAAAATGATAGAAGAAGCCGAAAAGTTTAAACAAGAAGATGAAGCAAGAGCTAATAATATTCAATCTAGAAATAGATTAGAATCAATGTTATATGATAAAAAAAATACTGTAGAAAATGAAACGGAAGAAGTTAAAAATACTTTAATGCCTATAATAGACGAAGGTATAACGTGGTTAGATAACAATAATGAAGCACCTACAGAAAGATATGAAGAATTAATAAAAGAATTTAGCGAAAAACTTGGACTATTTAATAATACTGAGTGATTTTATTATTATTTTTTTTGAAATGTTATTATAAACATTTTCTATTCAATAGATAATATATATATTATGAGTAATTTAGATATTTTAGAAGTAGCATTATATAATATAAGAGATAAACTTGAATTATTTTATAATTTAATAGCGGATGTTGACAATCGTTTAGTCAATGCTGAAAATTATTTGTTAGATAACGGTGATTCATTAAATCCTATTTTTTCTAATATTGATGAAGGTAGTATATTTACAATTTATTCAGAAGCATCACGAACAACTAGAACAGAACCAATAAGATTAGAAGATATACATTTAAGAGCTACGAAACCATATTTAATTACACCAGAAGAACCTATTACTACATTACCTGTAATAATGAATAATATTACATTTAATAATTTTAATCAATATTTTAAATCAAGATTAGATGATACTTTAGTTTTTTATATTACAGATTTAAGTAATGTTCGAACATCATTACAATATAATTGTAATTTTATTAATCCATATGATATTGAATTAATTAGAAATTCTAATTTTAAAATAATAAACAATGAGTTCACAATTCAACCAGATTTTAGAAATATGACAATTGATATTACGATTAGAGCTTTAGATAGTTGTAATGTATATAAATATGATGAATATAATAGTTTTAATTATTTAAGTGATCCATATACATTAAGAATTATTGAAAGTTTTGTATTACCTATTAGATTATTATCATATAGTAGCAATATAATATATAATTTTACAAATTATTATATTAATAATTATTTAAATACACCTGTGCTTTTTTTAAATACATTTATAAATCAAACAGAAAATCCTGAATCATCACATATTTTATCATTATATTATGACTACGAACTTCCAAGTGATAATATTGTCTTTTCCTATAATTCCTATCTTAATTATTCAAATTATGATAATAATTATTATTATTCATTTGATTATCGTGGTTCAAATAACGAAGATAAAAAAACTATATTACAAGTTATAGTATATGATCCGCTTTATTATATGGAATATGAGGATAGTAAAACAGTAACTAATATTATAATTAATGAACCACCTCCTGTTAAATTAATAAATGCAAGTTTTTCTAATTTTATGGAAATACAATATGATACATTTTTAATAAACTATACAGATATATTTTGTAATAACGTTCAATCTGGCACACTTAGTTATATATTATCTTCTAATATTATTGACTCGCAACCACGTAGAATTGAACCTTACAATGATTTAATTACACTCACATCATCTACTACTATAGAAATTAATACTGATTACCGTAATAGTAATTTTGATATTATTATTACTGCAATTCATTCAGAATATCCTGAATTACCAACATTTTATACAATTAATATTACCGAAATTGCACCTCCTATACCTACTAGAACAATTTCGAATATCACTCGCGAACATTCTAGTTTAGTTGATACACATAATTTAAATAATTATTTTAGTTCAACAAGTGGAATCCAATACAATTTAACATCCAATGATGATTATCCAATAGATGAGTATGCTGATTTGTTTAATATAGAAAATGCTATTCTATCAATAACCCGTGATAAATATTTTAATATTGAACGAATATTAACAAAACAAATAGTAGCAATTGATAATATTTATAACGTATTTAATACGATTGATATTATATTTACACAAAAACCTATTATAACTTTAAATGATACAAGTTTTGATATAATTGATATTGAAAATAACATTGTAATAAATTTATTAACATATATTAATGTTAATGCAATACAACATATATCCCATTTAAAATACAATATATCAACTGATATTGATGATTTAATAAGAAATGAACAGATTCAAGAATTTACTATAAATGCAAATTATCGTAATGATCCATATATATTATCAATTGAAGTGTATATTGATACTGAATTATATTCCAATTTTAAAACAGAATTTCAATTAAATATTACCGAAAAAGCCTTAACAAATCCATATATTATTAATGAAAATGATAAATATCTTGGTAAAAATTATATTTTATCAAATCAAGATATTAGTATTGACCTAGATACTATATTCTGTAATACTGTATTAAATACAGATCTAACATATATTTGTACACCTATTGCAAATGATAACGAATATGTTATTACAGGTTCAGTAATAAGATTCACACCACAATATAGAGATACAACTTGTAATTTTAATATTGTAGCATCAAATATTGATTATAATATAATGTCGATTGACTCTCTTAAAATTAATATTGTTGAAGAAAATCCTATAATATCATTAGCAGATTTTAATATTATCGAAAGCGAAGAACAATGTAATTTCAATTTAACTAATTATTTTGAAAATAAACCAAACGACTTTAATAATATTATATTTAATATTAAATATTTACACAATGTCATTATGAATGAAATTGAATTACGTTCAAATATTGATAATACAGAACCAGTTGCTAAAATTATTAATAGTAATTTATATATTATACCAGATTATCGTGATAAAACGTATTATATTAAAATATCTGCAATTGATGCAACATATTCAACTGGTATAACAAAATTAATTAAAGTTATAGAAACTCAAAAAGATAACATCACAACATTAATACAAAACGATACTATAATAACTATGAATACTAACTATTTTACTATTGATTTTACTAAATATTTTGATATAGCATATCATCTAACATATCCTTCTATTAATCTAATGTTTGAATTAGAATCTAGAAATGAAACACCAAGTAATAGAATACAAATCAATTTAATATATACAACAGATAGTTTTGATAAATATCGATTATATTATATTGATAATTTTGGAGATAAAACTGATATTATATTCAATATTGGTTATCAAAATGTTATATATTATATTTATAATACTGTTAATTTACGATTATATAAAGAAAATAGAGAATTTGCAAATCAAACTACTACTGAAAACTTATTTATTTTTAAAACCAGCACTATATCTAGTATTTACAATACTCCTACATTAGATGAACCATTATTTGAAATTAAACAAAAAACAATTAAGACTTATTTAGACGATCCTGCTTTAAGATTAAAAAATAATAAAACAGGACAAACTATTAATAGTAGTATTAATTTAATCAATTTATTAGATAATAATGCTCCTACATCAATATATATTAATATATATGATAGATACAATAATATTATACCCATAAATAGAACACCTGTTATATTATCTAGACCTATTTTAACACCTATCTTTATCGATAATGCAAAATCTACCAATATGACGTGTAATATGTTAGATCTAATTGAAAATAAAGATTATGAATATGAATACAATTTTTCAGTATTAACTGATAGTAATTTATATTCTAATAATATTATTGAAATTAATAATAGTAATTTAATTATTAAACCATATTATAGAGATGCTACACATTTTGTATATATTGATATAGTTAATATTACTCTTAACTATATATCAGATCAATTAGTATATAAAATTATTGAATTACCTGTTCTTAAAATAAATCCTACTATTATAGATTCTTTTACTCTAAATTCAAATACTACAATTTTAGATTTTAATGATATTATTATTAATAATGCTGATACATTCACTTTAACTACTACAGTTATTGATTTATTCCAATTATCAAATACAACATATATACCAATTGATTACATTAGACCTACATATACCTATAATTGTAATATCATTACTATTAGCGATGATACTATTATATTACATCCGGACTTTCGTAATAATACATATAAATTTAACATATTTTTTGATATAATAGATATTGATAAAAGCGATAATACAAAAGCTATTCACTGTAATATTATAATACCATTATATATAACTGAAGAACAAATACCAAATATAGAATTATTAACAATACCAACCTTCGATATTACTAATAATTCTAATACACAAATAATAAACCTAAATAATCACTATAATTATAAATATCCAGAATATCTTACATTTAATATAATATATCCTACATTCATTAATACTGATATTTATATTGATTATTCTAATCTAATAATTAATTTTAATTATAATTATTGTAATTATGATATTAATATTATTGTTACTGATACAATGTATTTACCAAATTATAGCAATACTGAATTATTATTAACATTCGATGAACAACATACATTAGAAAATAAATCACATCTATATGATTTTAACATATTTAGTAATATCGCTAAAGAAACAGATTTAATCATTGATTTAACACTTTTGTTTGTTAATTTAACACATTATGATAATAATATGCAAACATTTATTATTGAATTATCAAATCAAAATTCTCAAAATCATAATGAATATTATGTATTAAATGATAGTAATCTTAGTATTATACCAAATAGCAGGGGTGAAGAATATACTGTTATAATTAAAAGCTTTATAATAGATTACGAACATCTTACGTTACAAACGCAATTTAATATTATCGAATTACCTGAAATTAATATTAAATCATCTTATTCTATTTATCCTGATATTACATATTTTTCAAATATTTATGATGTATTTGATACCGAATATCCATTTTATAAAAATATTATTATTGATAAAATTAATAATAAAATAGATACATATTTTGATACTAAAACATATATTAAACATATTACTACCTATAATATTAATAATTATATAATTGATAATGATCTTTCAAATATATATTTCACATATGATAACGATTATAGAGATATAGAATATAATGTATTATTTGATATTTATATTAATGAATATAAATCACAAACATTAAATTCTAATTTTGTTATTAATATTAAAGAACAACCTTCTATTGAATATACATTAAATTCCAATATTACTATTCAAAATTATAATGATAGTGTTAATATTCGTAATCAATTTACTAATAATGTTAATTCTAATATTAAAATTGATTTTAAAGGCGCATATGAAATTAGAAATGATATCACATATTATATCAGCAAATATTATATTGATGAATATATTTTTACAGAACAAGGTAACCTTTATGATCAACCTAATATATTCACTTCAGTTTATAAAACAACTGACGCTAGTATTACACAATTAACATCTAATATTATCGTTTTTTTCCAATGTAAAGAACAATTCAACCTAGACCTAACTATTAACAACAATAGCACTTATAATATAAATCATACAACTGATAATTGGTTTAATGTATTAATTGTATATGAGCCTATTAATAGTTATATTAATTTATATAGTAATATGCTTAATATATCTAATATTGATGTAGAACCATTAACAATTGAAAATTATACAATTGAATTTAATACTAGCAATTTTATTTCTAAAATGTTTTTTTATAATAATATGGATGATAATATACATTTCGCATTAAATAATAATATTGAAAATGATATTACATTTGAATCTAATAATCCTTATAGATTTAAAAAAGAAAACACATTGGCATACGAATATAATTCAAACACAACTGAAATAGATATTATACTTGCTAATTCAAGTAAAGAATATGAATTATTATTTGACGCATATGTTGAAAATTATGATCAATTTACTAAATTAGAATATACTGTTGTTGTCAAAGAAAAAACATTTATACCAAGTGAAGGTGGATTAAGCACCGATCAATTATATTCAAGATCTTTTGAAATTAATAGTGCAGATATTACAGATATTAATGATTTTAAAAATACACTCATCAGTGAATATATCAAAAATAGATTTAGTAAAGATATTACAATTAATGTTGAATTATTAGAAAATAGCTTAAATAATTTTGTCATAATTACAAATATTGCTCACGATATAATTAAAATTACTGCTAATCCTGATATATCACAATCAACTACACCTGATGAAATTATAGCAGGATTTATTAATATTTTATTAAATACTGATTCTGAACCAGAAACTAGCACATTAATTAGAAACACATTTATATTAAATAATTTGAACTTTAATTTATTAACAGCTGATGATAAAACACAATTAATATCATTTACTAAAACCTCAATAATTAATCAAATTGCCTCGTTAGAATCAAATAATATTATTGTAACCTTATCCGGAAATGATGATAATATTATGATATCAGTCGCAATTAAAATAACTGATAATCCAGGACATATTGTTTCTATTATGGAAACTAATAGTGAAGATATAGTCGATTATATTAAAGATTTATTAATACAATATAAAATAGGTAATAGTGATGATATTAGTATTACATTAGATAGTGATTGTAATATTGACATTAAAGAACATTCATTTATATTCGTATTATCTAATATTTATTATAACGAAAATGATAAAGCAGATTTAGAATCGGGTATTCGCGATATTTACGCTTCAACTCAAAAAGACGTAATTGATATTACTATTACATATAATAATTATAATATATATTTTGATATTAACGTTAAAACTGAACAGATTGATCGTATATACGAACAATCTCCATTACACACTGACATTAAAACACAATATTTAACTTATAAAACAAATAATATATTTAAACACAATGATGAAATATCAACTTCACACCTACTAGATACTTATATAAATACTAATATTATTGAACTTATAATCGAAGATATTAAATATGAAAACTTAACAACTTTCGATATTATTAATATTATTAATGCAACAAAAGATCAATTTGCTCTTAGCTGTTATATTAATTTATCATCCTATTTAGTAAATAATTTAAAAATATCAATATATCAAACTGATACTGATACTGATACTATTGCAACTAAATTAGAAAATATTAAAAACAGTTTTATAACAAATAAAATAAATATTAGTAATATATCATCTGATAACTTGAATTTTATATCAATAACTACTAATGGTAATATTATTACTGCGCAATATAACCTAGGATCTAGTGCGAATTTTAATTTAAATATTATTAAAGAACAATTTATTACGCAAATTTCAAAAAAAACGGATCAATTACCAGAAAATATAACAATCACTATCACAAATACCATAGATATAATAGTTAATATTATATCTACAAATCCCACTGAAACTGCAGATATTATACAAAATCATCCTAACTTAATAAAACATATTATATATAACATTAAAGCACAGGAAAATGCTTTTAAAGCAGTTCCTAATACATTTCATAATACATCTTATAATGTTATAGAAACACCATTCACCGATAGTATATCTAAATTTAATTTTACATTAAAAAATATTAATATAACAACTGAAACATATAATACAATTTATCAAAAAATTACTGAATATTATAATAACAATGTATATATTTATTCATTAATTAATGAAAATATAACTATATATGTTATTTCATCAACAGCAAATCACGATCACTTACAATACTTTATATTAAACGATGCTCTATTTGATATATCACAAAATGCAACAATTACAGAAACATCGTATAATAATGCCGATATTAAATTAAAACGAAAAGATTATACAGTTAGTCCCAATATTACTAACATTAATGTTGAAAAAATAAAGAATACAATCATCACTGATTTTACTACAGGTAATACTGCGTTTAGTTCAGTATTAGTTGAATTAATTGAACCTAACAAATTAATTGTATATATTTATGCGGATACTATAAGAGATTTAATATACGAGCCAGATACAGAACGAATTATTAATAGCAAATTAGATTTATTACCTGAAGGCAAATCATATACGGAAATTGTTACTACAAGTAGAGATACAGAAGTAGTTTCAAATGAATTTGAAGATAGTTTAGTTGAACTAGATCTATATATTTCAGCAGTAGATTATGATAAATTAACACCACAAGAACTAGAAGATTACCGTAATGCTATTAAACTCAAAATTATTACAGAATTAGGTATAGCATCTGATATGATTCAAATCATTTTAGAACCAGGATCAATTAAAATCAAACTAAGACTCAAAGTTCCAGATAATACTATGGAAAAACTAGAAACTTTAGTAACTACATTGGAAACCCCACCTGTAGAAGAGCCTAGCACTAAAATTAAAGAAAAAATAGCTACTTTATTATTAGATATATTTAAATCATCTACTGAAATTGATAATAAACTCGATCCAACCAAAACACGTGATGATATAACCATCACAGTTGATAAACCAATCATAATCAAAGCAGTTAAAAACGAAGTAATCAAAACTGAAATCGTATTTAATAATATAAATCCAACTGAAGAAATTAAAGCACAAATTAAAGATAAAATTCAAAAAGAAATTAAAAGACTTATACCATCATCAAATGTTGATGTTGAAATAGTATATGAAAATGGAAAACTTACTGCCAACATTAAAACCACTAGCACTAAAGGTATTTATGGAACCAAAGCTATTAAAGAAATATTAACAACATTAGAAACATCCTTAAGAACTGATATATTAGAAAATGTAAAACAAATAGCAGATGTTCCATCCACTACAACAGCTGAACAAATACCTGAATCAATTATAGAAGAAGAAGAAGGAGGAGGATCTACAAGCAAATTACCACAATTAAATCAAAATGCCTTTAATATTCCATCACAAATAATTATCAAAAAAGATCTAGGCACAATTGAAATTAGTGAATATATAACATACATCAATACAAATAGTTTTACAGATCAAAGTGGAATGATATATAATATTACTAAAGATATTAATAATATAGTTACAGTTAATGGAACAATATTTGAAATTATCAATAATGGTAATAATATTGAACACGATATTATCATTAATGGTAAAAATACATTAATTACTATAGAAGTTGTATTTAAAATAAAAGAAAACTATATAACTGGTATTAATATTATAGATTCTTCTAATATTACAATATATCCTATTATCGAAACAGTAGAAATAGATCTATTAACAATATATGATTATTATCGGGTTGATGATCTGAAGTTTTATCTATGTAATTTAGAAACACAACCACCTAATATTAATATAATTGAAACTATTTTACAAATTATACCTGTGTTCAATAACGAAACCTATATATTTAATATTGCCGCTCACGATCCTAATAAAGATTTTAACAATGATGCACTTCAATTTACTATTAAAGAAGTTTTACCACTTACTACTGCAAACCAGATTCGAGTAAACCCAGATGCTACAGTAATAAATGATATAACAATGTTAGATTTCAGTTGTAATTTTGATTTATTATCAAAATATGATGTATCGCCAAACCATAGCAATATATTATTAATTGGTTATACTATAGAAAATATCAGTAGTGGTGCTGATTTAAATGATGTTAAATCATATATTAGTATATCACCAGTAGACTTTATATTAACGATACAGCCATCATTTATTAAAAGAAATTATGATATTAGAATTAATATTCAATATAAAGATTATAATACAAATGAACCAATTAATGTTCAAAATATACAAGTTAAATATGCAATATCTGAATCGTGGATATTTTCTTTTACTAATACAAACTATGCAAGACATACATACGATGTAGTATTAAGTAATAATACTATCACTTATGATCTTGACGATTTAATTGAAGTTCATTATACTACCGTAAGTCATAGTGATATAATTTTCTCAAATATTACACCAGTTGTAATTGATACAGCACATTATAAATATGATATTTATTCTAATGCATATATCTTTGATAATGTTCAAAAAGAAATAACATTTAGTGGCGAATATCGTAATCAACAATATACCATTATTATTATAGCTTATTTTGAAGACTTTCCTAATTCAATATTAGAACAAGTATTTACTATTACAGAATTAGCTATACCTGAAATTATATTAAATGATGATCAAAATGCAACATACAATTACAATAATCAACATAATAACACAATCTACTTATCAAATATAATATCAAGGTTTAATTACATTTATAGCAATGAATTAGATATTAATGTTTTATATTCTATTGATACACCTACAAATGGTGGAAATCCTTTTTATTGTAATTTAATTGACGATACATTAAGAATTGATACTGATTATAGAGGTGAAACTTACAATATCAATGTTGTATTGAGTGATAATAATTTTAATATTAGTAATAGTGATATTAATATTACTATTACAGAATTAACACCTTTTGACATCGAAGAAAATACTATAATATATACAGATATTAATAATGAAATAATACCCATATCTATAAATGAATATTATAATATTAATATACCTGCTAATTATTCAAACGTTATTGATATTACCACATTTGATGATATTGACATATCGGGTTCAGGTGAATATACATCTAATATTGTAGATAATTCTATAGTTTTAACATTTAAATATAGAACAAAAATAACTGTTAATAATAATTATATAAATAATGTTATCAGTGTCACTAATACAAATAGAAATGAACGTAGAATAATTACAACTGATATTGATAAAAATTATATTAAAAAAAATATAGTAAGTAGTATAGTCGAAACCGACACACCAAATTATATTAATAATTATAAACACCTATATGACTCAGCGTTTATTTGGGATACTAAAAATATTGAAATTAATAAAGAATATTATATTATTAACTATACATCTTATGATAATTCTGGACAAGCAGAAGAATATATTACAATCATATTCACCGATGACAATAATACTGATATAATTAAAACTTTAGATTATACAATTAATGTTAGACCTGATAATGCTATTGATTATACTAATCAACATTGTAATTTATTCTATTATAATGCAGATTATCGAGATTCAACAAATTTAGTATCAGTTCAATTAAGTAATATTAATTATCCTAATTATATTAAAACTATTAATTTTTCTTTTGCTGAAAACTCAATAGGCACTATTATAATTAATGATATTAATGTTCATTTTATATCATCAAATACTGATATTTTATCATATGATCTAATATATATATATTCAAATTATCCCCGATATCAACATTTAGAATATACAGCTACCGAAGATTTTGTAAGTTTTGATACATCAAATATTAGTATAACTCCTGATTTTAGAAACTCAAATTATTATATTAATATTAATGCTAGTGATAATAACTTTAATATTAATAACAATGATTTTAATATAGAAATTACCGAATATCCTCCGCTTAAGTTTAATAGTGGTGATGAAAATACTCGTATAATTACTATAGATAATTTATCCAATAGTAGCATTATACATAATATATTTAATGATATTACTGTATACGCCGTGCATTGTAATTTAATATTTAGTAATTCATTCTTATCAAATTGTTTAACTACTGAATCAAATAATTATAATCAATTAAAATTATTTACTAATCCTAATACACCAACAGAAATATATAATTCAGTAGATTCCAATATTTATAATATAACATTTAATCCAGAATATAATAATAAAACTTATGAAATATGGTATAATATTTATATGTCAGGTTATGAATCGCAATATATTCAAGCTAGATTTATTATTATTGAAACTAATATACCATATATTATTCCATTTTCATATAGTACTATCAATAAGATATATTACAGCAATATTGAAGATATAAGTAATTTAGCAGAATTATATGATTATCCATATTCAAATGAATTAAGATTTAATATTACACCAACCGAATATTACGATTACGATATATCAACACTAACTTTCAAACCTAACTTTAGAAATATTAATTATAGTCTCAATATTGAAGCATATGATCCGTATTTTACTAATACCATAAATCAAAATAATTCAAATAATTCTATTAATTTTAATATTACAGAAAAACCACCGTTAGAGTTTACTAATATTCCACAATTTACATTTGAATATACATTACATAATACATCAACCAGTGTATCGTATATATTTTTACAATCTTATGATCGTATTAGTAATAATATTGTAGCCAGTAATCCATCTATTACCATATATGTAAATGATAGTATTACATTTATCAATAAATCAGGAGGACATCCATTGTCTATTAAAAATGAAGATGATGTTAATATTAATTTTAATGGAACAATTACTGATACTGCTATTGTAATAGAAAATTCTACTACTGGTACTTGGAAATTTACAACTATAGGTATATATAAGTATTATTGTACATCACATCCTTCTATGACAAATACAATTACGGTTATTGCTATACCTAATTATAACGATATTACAAATATTACAACCAAATTACATAATTTAGGTAGAATTGAATACTTCATTAATATTATGGATCACATTCACATTTACGCAAATCATTGTAATATTAGTATTCAAAATACCATTAGTCAAAATGAAGATATTGCCATTAGAACCGCTCATTATAATACAACTTATCCAGATGCTATTACAGTTAACAACAACAGTAATCTTATTATTGCCGCAGAACACAGAGATATAGCTTATACAAATACGTTCACTATACATATGACAGGATATACTAACACTACATTAACTAGAACTTATGATATTATGGAATCACCCATACCATCTATTACTCATACTAATACAACATACCCTGCAACACAAAGTGAATTAAAATATTTTATATTAAAAGACAGTTATAGTGACTATCCTTACAATGATAAATTACAGTTTTCAATAATATCTGCAAAACAAAACCAGGATGATGCGGATTTTACAGATGAAATAGATGTATCAATAAATCAAGGATTATCTAATATTGACGATAATTGTAATTTATTTATTGCTCTTGAAGTAGATAAAAAAGGTTTTGAATATGTTATTAAAGCTGAAGATATTGAGTTTAATATGAGTAATACTGATTTAACTATTACAATTACAAAAACTACACCTATAACATTTAACGTTGATGACTTTACTAACCAATTTTTAACAACCAAATATCTTAATAATATGTCAAATAGTTTAATTACTATTGACTTTTATAATGAATTTGTATCATCTATTAAATCTGATAATATTCTAGTTATTCAACCAATGAATGAATATAATCCCACAGTAAATGGACGCTTAGCATATTATTCAAATGCATATATATATAATGAAGAATTACCATATAAAATAATTGATTCCAATGTTAACTTTTTACCAGAATATCGCGGAACATCATATTCAAATATTTTTAAATTATATGCATCAAACATTGTAACTAATATCAGTTATGATACGTATTATTTACAAGTAAAATATCAATGTGAAGAACTAGAAATTATACCGATTGAATTTAATACTTCGCATAAAAATACTATATTTACTACAGATACTATATCCTTTAATAATATTGCTGAGCGTCATTATGATTTATCAACATTATATACTTATCCTTATTTAAATTATTTAGAATTTACATATAATATAGATAGTGATATACCATATAATGATACTGTTATGGAACAAAGCAATTTACATATAATCTTAAAACCAAAATTACGTGGTAAAAATTACAATATTACAATAATAGCTTCCGATCTTTTTACACATTCTAATACAGAACTTAATATTAATATAAATGAAACTCCAGCTATTAGATTCACCGATGAAGATGAATATCCTAATGATAGTGCTTATTCTAAACCCATAACAATATATGATCTAACAAACACACAAATTATATGTAACTTAGAAAACTATTTGATTATTAATAATCATATTGAAACACATTTATTACTATTTAACCCTTCATTTGACAGCGTAGAAGACGCACATTACGATAATACAATGAATAAAAAAGCACTTATTCATGAAAATACCACAATATTTGATCATAATATATGCAATATTACAACCGAAATTATGGAGGATTATAATGGAAAAACTAGTTATAAAATAACTGAAAATCAAACTGTTAATATACATCTAAGTGAAACTACAGATTTTTCAATTTCATTTAAAATACACAAATCAGAAGATGATAATATAAACTATTTCAAAATATTCGCATCAACTACAATTTTAGAAGTTACTGCAACGAGTCACGTTTTAAATATTACTACACCTAGTATGCAAACTATTACTCACAGTATTGAACCATATACAGGCTGGATTCATATAGTTATTATTTATAGTGCTGGTAGTAGAATGCTATTTATTGATAAGACTAAAATAAATGATAATTATGATGGTTATCCAAATAGTGATGATAATATATCAATTGAATTAAATAGTAATATAGAGTATTTTCAACATTTTAAAGTTATTAATAAAATCTTAACCATTGATGATATAGCTTATTTATACAACCACGATAATGATTTTATATTTTATGATCGTAAAAATCTTTATATTAATCCAGAATATCGTAATACAACATACAATGCTAGCATTAGTATGTCTATTAGTGGTTATGAAGAAATTAGTAGAACATTACATTTCAATATTACAGAATGTAATATACCTGATATCATATTAAAACAAGAATATCAAATCCTTGTTGAAAATTGCAATTTATGTAATCAAGCAATAATATGTAACATTAACGATCTGTATGATAATTATCCATTTAGTAATCATCTAATATTTTCATATGAAACTGATATAACTAAAAATCCTCAATCTCAAGATTATGATATTACTATTAGTGATGATAATAATACTTTGAATATTAACGCCAATTATCGTGATATGATTTATACTGTATCGTTAATTGCTACAGATTCCGCATTTAATATTACAAATAGTAATTATAACGTATTAATTCACGAAAAACCTCCAATTGAATTTATAGATTTAACTAAAATATACACTGAAACTTTATGCAATTTAGAAAATACAATTATCATATGCAATATTAACAACTATGTTAAAATTAATGTTGATAATTTAACACCTGACAATTTAATAATTACTAATACACGTAATGCGCAACTTAGAACAGGACATTATAACGATTTAGATGCATTCAATATTGACAACTCTAATTTAACTATTAGACCTGAATATCGTAATGAAACTTATACATTAGATTTTAATATATATGTTGAAGGTTATCAACAACAAATTATATCAAAAAAATACATAATTTCCGAATGCAATATACCACCAATAACCATTGATACTAATATTAATACTAACTTTTCTAATTTATCAAATGTAGCAATTAATATTGATATTCAGGACTACTATGTTAACTATCCGTTTAATCAACATTTATTGTTTAAAGCAGTTCTAGCTTGCAACGTTCCTAATACAGAACAATTTTCGGAATCTAGTATTTCTGTTAGTACTGAAGGAAAACGAGTAACTATTATACCAAACTTTAGAAATAATGTAGATAATGAACATGACTATTCTTATAAAATAAGAATATTTGCCTATGATTCTTACTTTAGTTCATATGCAAATATTCTTACTGAAAATATATATAATCCAGAGGACGATAAACTTAAAATATTAGACATAACCGATGTTTCAAATGTATTAAAATCAAATGATCTTAATAATTGTAATTTAGTAGATACTACTTTGGAATTATTCATTACAGAAATACCACCAATTGAGTTTCATACTATTATCAATACCATTTATTATTGTAATTTAGAACATATACAACAAACCTGTAATATTGGTGCTAATATCAAAAATAATACTGCAATTAATAATATTAATATAACTCTAGACCCAATTGCAACTCAATATTTACAGTATTCATCGGATTTACTAAAATATGATCATAGTGGTAATTGTAATATTATAATAAATCCAGAATATCGTAATACATCTTACTATTTTGATGTAAAAATCTGGCTTGCTGAATACGCCGAGCAATATATATCTCAACGTTTTTTCGTTCATGAGTGTAATATACCACCTATTTATACTAAATACTCTGAAATTTTTAGTTATGAAAATACCGATATAGTATCATTACTACACGGTAATGATCTAACACAATATTATACTTATCATTATTCTAATGAATTAAGTTTTACCTATAGCGTTAGCAATATGACTGTGGATCGTAATACTAATAATAGAGAACCAAACATTGATATTGCAGATAATACTATTACTATTACTCCAGATTATTTAGGATTCAAATATAGAATTACTATAATTGCTACAGATGATCATTTTAATATTTCAAATAATGAATTTTATATTGAAATAGAAGAAAAACCACCTATCGAGTTTATTAATAACTATATAGACCTAAGTTATTCAAATATAGTGTTTTTCAGCAATTTAACTACTAATGTAGAAACATACAATATAATAGATAATATTATTAATAATGTCGTTACAGGTGCAGCGTTAAACGAATATTCTCCACTTAATGCAGCTTATGATAGACAATATACTATTACTAATGATCCCATTGATTCCACTGCAATTAATGCAATTACAATTGCGCCTAATTACAGAGGAATTAATTATAGATACAATATACCTTTTTATTATGTTTCACGAGAGAATTATAGAATAACTTTAACATTAGATATTACCGAATGTAATATTCCGGATATTAAGTTAATAGACGCATCTCAGAATGAGATAACAGTTAGTAATTTAAGTAATACTGAGCATATAA